CGGCAGATCGGGTCCTTGGGGCAGGCATTAACTGGCGGAAAAACCCTCGGCCAAATGCTCATCGAGTCCGAGGACTACAAGGCGTGGGCTGAGAATACTGGACGTTCGCAGAAGTCGAGTTTCCGGCACAAGATGTCATCGTTGTATGGGCCGGACGCCTACGGCATCAAGACCACCATCACCAGCTCGGCCGTCGGCTCCAGCACGCCTGGTATTCTGACGCCCCAGCGCGTTCCAGGGATCGTGAAGCCCGGAGTCCGCGCCATGCGGATTCGTGATCTGATTCCGCGTTTCCCGACTGCATCGAATGCTATCGAGTGGGTCAAGGAGAACGTGTTCACTAACGCGGCGTCGCCTACCGCGGAAACGATCAGTAAGCCGGAATCGGCGCTCACCTTCAACATCGATTCGGCAACGGTGAAGACCATCGCGCACTGGATTCCGGCCGCAAAGCAGGTGCTCGATGACTTCGCGCAACTTCAGGCGTATGTCGAAATGCGGCTCATCGAAGGACTCAAGGATGTCGAGGACTACGAGATCATCGCCGGTGACGGCACCGGCCAACATCTCTCCGGGTTCTCGACCGAGGCGACGGCCTACGACACCGCCCGCAATGTGGCCGGTGATACGAGGCTCGACAAACTCAATCACGCGATCAGCCAGATTGAAGACGTGCTCCACTTCGCGGACGGCATTCTCGTCCATCCGCGCGACTGGCGCGCGATGCAACTCATCAAGACGGATACGGGCGGCGCGAATACCGGCGAGTACATCCTCGGTGGCCCCAAGATGAACGCCGAACCGACCGTGTGGGGCTTGCCGGTGGCAACCTCGACGGCGGTGACGCAGGGGACATTTTATGTCGGTTCGTTCCAGCGGCACGTTGCGCTCTTCGATCGCATGATGGCGACCATCGACGTCTCGACCGAGCATAGCGACTACTTCATTCGTAATCTCGTGGCCATCCGGGCCGAGGAGCGGCTGGCGCTGGTTGTCTATCGCGCCGACGCGCTGGTATACGGCTCATTCTGATTCTCCGTTTGCGGTCCATTCCAACCAAGAGCAATTCCGGGGGCGTCGTACAACCGGCGCTCCCGGGTTTTTTCCTAATGAAGTTCAAAGCACTTCGGCCGCTTCGTGGCGACTACGGGGAGAACGGGTTGCCGCGCACATTACAACCAGGCGAGGTGTTCATCGTACCCGACTCCAGCGTCAAGCGGCTGTTGCACCTGGAATCGCGCGGCATCATCGAGCGGTGCATTGATAGGCCGCGCCTGAACCGCGCGGCATATCGCATATACGAACAGCAGGCGGTCACTGTCCGCGAAACCCAGCAGTTCTCTACTGAGCCGCGGCGCAAGGGGAACGCATGAAACATCTTGCAACGTATCTGTTGCTGGCAACGGTGACGCTTCAGGCACAGCGGAGCGGCACCTACAGCGTCGAGTATAAGAAGGTCTTGTCCTCGTCCGCGAACATCATCACCGTTCAACTTGCCGCAAATGCTGGCAAGAGCATGCGGATGCTCGATGCCTGGGTAGAATCGTCCAGTGCGGCATGTGAGGTTACGGCGGAGTGGACAACGGCGCTGGCGACCGGCACGGCGCTAACCGTCAACGCGCTGCCCGGCTCAGGCGGTAGTACCGCGACCGCGTACCGCGATTCTGACGTAGCGGCCGGCACGATCCTATCTCGTTTCACGGTTCAGTCGAGCAGCGGGGTGGCGCTGAACGTGAGCGATATCGCGTTGACTCCAGGGAGGAGCTTCACGTTGCGCTCAGCCAGTTGCACAACCACGCTTATCATCAACCTGAAATGGTCCGAGCAATAACGCGTGTACTTCCCCAAGCGCATCACTGGCCCGACGGTGATGCCTGTTTCGTTGGCGGATGTGAAAGAGCATCTAAACATCGACTTCTCCGACAGAGACCCATGGCTAGAATTCGCTATCCGCACCGCGCGCGAGTATGTCGAGTGGCGTCTCGGAAAGACGCTCATGCAAACCACGTGGGAAATCGTGGGCGATCGGTTCCCGACGTCGGGCTGCGCGTTGGTGCTCCCGTACGCATCGCCGCTGCTGTCGGTATCGTCGGTGAAGTACACCGACTCCGGCAATGTCGTCAACACCTGGGCCACGGCAAACTATCTGGTCAACACCGACGCGGAGCCTGGTCTCATCACGCCGATCTACGGCGGTACGTGGCCCGACTATACACCATCGCCGAGCGGCAGCGTTCGCGTGCGGTACGTGGCCGGACTGAGCGAAACCGCCAGCCCGTTGGTGTATCCCGATGACACGGTCGTCGCCGCGATCAAGTTGCTATGCGGCGGGCTGTGGGAAAACCGAGAGTCTGAAGTTGTGACGGACAAAGCATTTCTCACCGACGTATCCATCAAATACGGCGTCGAGGCATTCCTGTCGCTTGCGAAACGAAACTATGTCTTCTGATATGCCGTTGGTATCGGCTATCATGCCGACGCGCGGCCGCGCCGACTGGGCAGCCGAGGCGGTAGCGATGTTCAACGCGCAGACGTACCCGCATCGGGAACTTGTCATCATCGACGACATCTCGCACCGAAGTTTCCCTCAGCCGTCGTTTCCGGCGAACGTGCGGTATTACCTGGAACAGCGTCTCACCATCGGAGCAAAGCGTAACCTCTCCATCTCCAGGGCCACGGGTTGCATCATCATGCACTGGGACTCCGATGACATCTATTCTGCTGACCGGATGGAGCATCAGGTCCAAATGTTGCTCGCCTCAGACGCCGAAATCGTCGGCTACGACGTGATGGAGTTTGTTGATTATCAGAGCAAAGAGAGGTACATGTATCACAGTCGGGGACTGTACGTCATTGGCGTGTCGATGTGCTACGGGCGTGAGGTTTGGGAACAGCGGCGCTTCCCGCCGATAGGTTCCGGCGAGGATAACGAATTCTCGGCTGGCCGGCGGCTCGTGGCGTGTCCGGCGGATGGACGAATCGTCGCCCGAATCCACAGTGACAACACCAGCGAAAAGAGAGCGTCCATCCGCCAGTCACCGCATCAGTGGAAGAAGATAGCGTGAGCGTCTGGTATTGCATTCCGGCGAAGCGCAAGATGGAGTTGTCGAGCATTGGCCTGTGGCGCGCACGAGGTTACAAGATCGCCGTATTCATGGACGATGGTGACGAGCGCTTACAAGCGGACATCGTGCTCCAGGGGGCGTACCCTGGTTACGCTCAGGCGGTAAACGCCCTGTGCGCGGAGGTGATGAAGCGCGACAGTTCCGCTGACTGGCTGGTGACTGGCGGCGATGACGTCGAGCCGGAGCTAAGCCGTGATCCCGTGTCCATCGCGTTCGAGTGTTCGGCGTACTTTCAGGGAACATTCGGTGTCATGCAACCAACCGGCGACCGCTGGGCCGATGGTTCCATCGACCGGATCGCGGGTTCGCCATGGATGGGCCGCGACTGGTGCTTGCGCGCGAATAAAGGACAAGGGCCGTTGTGGCCGGAGTTCACTCACATGTTTGAGGACGAATGCCTGAAACGGACAGCGGAACTCCTCAACGTGTACTGGATGAGACGGGACCTGACTCAGCTACACTGGCACTTCATGCGAACCTCGCGCGATACGAATGCGCCCGCGGTGTATCGGCCAACTCCCGAGCACCTGAAGCAATGGACTACGCAGAAACATTGGGACGAGTCGAAGGCCATTTTCCTCAGACTGGAAAACCAGAACTTCGCGCCGTGTATGCCGGTTGACATCGCCACCACCATCATGGTAGAGTCCACGGCATGAAGAGTTGCAAATGTCGCCGGTGCGGCCATGAGTGGCTACCGCGCGTCAAGACTCCGGTGCGGTGCCCGCGGTGCACGAGTCCAAAGTGGAAGCCATGAAACGCATCATCCTCGCCATCGGCTGGCTAATCGGAGTCGCCCTAATATGCACCTTCACTTACGGTGCATATCTGATCCATCCAGGGCTTGGCCTGATGGTGGGCGTAGTGTGGGCGCTCGCTCAGATGAACGTGTTCCAGAAACAGTTTGCCGCTGGCAACTCGCGCCTGGATGTAAGCATCCATCCGAAACTGGAAGAGAAGGCCAAGACACCGGACGCTGCAACGCCTCCGTCAATTCAATGAACATATCGCAGCACTTCGAGCATCTCCAATGCCGCGTGATGTCGCACTCCTGCGGCCATGAAGTGTTGAGCGACTGGGCCGACAAGAGCGATGATGACCCGGTGTTCGGACTTTATAAGAAATGCGGCTTCATCGGCGAGCAGGAAGCGGACATACTCCGCCGTTGTGCCGCGCAGTTCCCCGGCGGGCGCTTCTTGGACATCGGCGCGCACACCGGATGGAGTTCTCTGCACATGGCGCTGACTCCGGCGGCTGAAGTTATCGCCGTTGAGAACATGTTCGACAACGCGGAATTTATTTACCGTTTCGATTGCAACATCAGCCGCGCGATGTTGGATCACCCGCATATCCGTATCGTTCCATTCAGCGGACGGTCGGAGGAATATCATAAGCAGTGGGAGACGTTGACGGTACGGCCGCGCTTCGATGGCGTGTTCATCGACGGCGACCACGGGGCACCGAACCCGTTGGATGATGCGAACCGTGCGCACGCGATGTTGAAGACTTCGGGCTTCATCGGGTTTCACGACGCCATCGGTGGGCCGGTGCACGACGGCGTATCTTACCTGCTGAATCGCGGCTTCAAAGCAAAGCTGTACTGGACTTCGGCGGCGCTGATGGTGATCTGTTGGCGTGGCACCTTCGCCCCTCCGGACTATACGCCGGACGCGAAACTGTCGGTGTTGCTCCAACCGTGGATGGTCCCGCCGTCATCTGAGCCGGGCTTCCCGTTTGAGAGGTGTGAGTAACCCGCGTGCGCGTGATAGTGAAAGACGGACAGAAGGTACTGTGAGCCATACCGAACCAGTGCTGCTCTATTCCGTACTGGGCTGGCTTCTCGGCTTGGCTTGCGGCTGTCTGATCGTATGGCTACTCAAGCGGCAAGCATGAGGAACGTCTACATCACGTTCTCCGGCGCGGCCTATGACCGCACCACGCGCCATATCGTCGAGCGGGCGCCGCAGTTCGGAGCGGATCATGTGATGGTCTACGATGACTTGTGGCTGACGAAACAGGAGTTCTACACAACGCCGAGCAACGCTTGGCTATGGCAGCATCGCGGGCCGGGCAACCCTGACGGCGGGCGTGGCTTCGGTTGGTTCGCGTGGAAGCCATTTATTATCCTCGATGCGCTAGCGCGCGCGAATGAAGGAGATGTAATTCTGTACACGGATGCGGACACGTACCCAGTATCGAGCCTCGCTCCGGTGTACGATCACGCGCGCAAACACGGCGTAATGCTCTTCGCGGCGTCCGGACACATCAACCGCTGGTGGGTGAAGCGCGATGCCTACATCACGATGGGACTTGACGGCCAGTTCGTCGATGCGAAACACGCCTGCGCGAGGTTCATGCTGTTCCGCGCCGACATGTGGACGGTACGCCAGTTTCTCATGGAGTGGTTGACCTACTGCGTGAATCCAGTCACCACCACGTTCGACGCGAGCGAGCTGGCGGCAGAGCACGAAGGGTTCCGTGAATCGCGCTCCGAGCAAGCGATATTCAGCCTTCTGTCGCACAAATACGGCTACAAGCTTCACCGCGAGGCGTGCCAGTTCGGCGATGGGTTCCAGGAGGACCGCGCCCTGTACCCGCAGGTGTTCGAGCAGGATGGACGCAAGGACGCGCAGACGTTGCGCGGGAGCGCGTATTTCAATCTGTATGAACGGAAGTTAGCAGCGTGAAGCCCAGGCTGATGCCATATTACGTAGGACAGTTTTGCGTGTTCCAACGGCTTGAAGTTCACGAGCAGCTTGAAGTGTTCCGACAGCTGTTTGTGTTTGTTAACGCAGAGAAGGCATTAGCCTCGTTACTCAGAAGAGACGTGGCTGAGCGCAGACTCGAGTTGAATACGCTGGATAGGCTGATTCCCTCCGGCTCCAACCCACCGTACAAACGGGATGTGACGACCATTGCGCCTCTGAAGGGATTTATTCGGGACGTGACGGAACTCGAGGACGTTGCAAAGGAACTACACCAGTCTGATGTAGTTCAAGGGTACCAAGCGTTGCACCATAAAGCGGACTGGCTGTTAGAGCAAGCCAATTATTCAGGAGAAGTAAAAGAACTCGTGTCGCATGATCGTCGCCACAATAGAACCGCCTAACGCCACGCATAACGTATACTCGCAGCGTGGCGAGGATGTCACCATCGCGCAAGTGTTCAGCGGCGCCCGGGCCGGCCGCTTCCTCGACATCGGCGCATGGCATCCGTTCCAACTGTCCAATTCGCGCATGCTCTACGAGCGCGGATGGTCCGGCATCCTGGTCGAGCCGTCGCCCGAGCCATTCCTCGCGTTGCTCAAGGAATATGGTTACGATGAGCGTATCATTCTGATTCAGGCGGCGGTAGCAACCGAGCGGGGACTGACGCCATTTCACGCCAGCGCCGACGCCGTGAGCACCTCGGAGAGCAGCAACTACGAACGATGGAAGGACCACGCGGCATTTCAGGGACGCTTCTACGTGCCTAGCATCACGCTTGGCGACATCTTCAACCAGTTCTGCGGGGAGTCGTTCGACTTCGTGAACATCGACACCGAGGGGACGAGCGTGAACCTGTTGCATACGCTGCTTAAGACGGAGATGTTTCCGCGTTGCGTATGCGTGGAGCACGACTCGCGGATCGAGGAGATAGTGAGTGTGGGCGCGAGCAAGGGATACCGCGCCGTCTTGACGACGGTAGAAAACGTGGTGTTGGCGCGATGAGCCGCTGTATCGTCAACGTCGCAACCGGCGCATACGTGCGCGGGCAGCAACGGCTATTCGAGTCGGAACACGCCGCCGGTGCGCTATTCCTCGGGTGGCGTGACTGTATGCCGTCGGAGTCGCCAGGGTTCCACGATGTCCCGTACGCTTTCAAGGCATGGGCGCTGAAGGCGGCGCTCGACGCCGAACACGATACGGTCATGTGGTGTGATGCGAGTATCGTGCCGATCCGCGACCTGACGCCGCTTTGGGAGCACATCGAGGAGCACGGCTACTGGATCTGTCGCAACGGTTGGGACAATGCCTTCTGGACCGCCGACAGCGCCTACTCTGACTTGCCAGTGACCCGCGAGGAGAACTGGAAGATCCCGCATGTGGTGGCTACGGCGTTCGGACTCCGACTCTCGCATCCGATAGGCTGGCGAATATTCGAGGAATACCTCCGCTTGTCGCAAACGCGCGCGTTCTGCGGGCCGTGGTGGAATCGGAACTACACCGCCCCGGACGGGTCTAGGCCATACGCTAGATACCAAGCCAACAGCCACGGGCGCCGGTGGTGTGAGCCGTGCGGCGATGCGAAGGTTGCCGGGCACCGCCACGACCAGACGGCGCTATCGGCCATCGCCTGGCGAGCGGGATGCACGCTGACCAACGCGCCGCAGATGTTCGCGTACGATGGCGGAGAGACGGCCGATACCGTCCTCGTCGCTCGGGGCATCTAAAACCTCACGGCACCATGAAACTCACAGCGCTGATGCCAGCGCGTAACGAGGAGTGGGTGATCGGCCTGTCACTCCGCGCGGCGCTCCAGTGGGTCGATGAAGTGATCGTGCTCGCTCACGCTTGCACTGACAAGACGATCTCAATATGCCGCAAGGCCGACAAAGACCGCGTCATAGTAAGCGAAGACGACAACTCGACATGGGACGAGATGACTCACCGCCAGCGAATGTTGGAGACGGCCAGGAAGCGCGGCGCAACTCACATCGCCATCATAGACGCCGATGAAGTGCTAACGGCTAACTTGGTGCCAGCGATGCGCAAGCACGTTGCCGCATTGACACCGGGCACGATTCTGCAATTGCCAGGGTATAACTTGCGCGGCGGAGTCCATCAGTACCACAGCACTGGGATCTGGAGTAACCGCTGGTTTAGCGTGGCCTTCCTGGATACGGCGCAGTTGCGCTGGAGCGGCGATCGCTTCCATCATCGAGACCCCATGGGCATGACGGTGCGATACAAGAAACTGGGACCTCACGGCATGGGCGGCATGATGCACCTGTGGGGCGCCGACGAGCGGCGGCTCACGGCAAAGCACGCGCTGTACAAGATCACCGAGCGAATCCGCTGGCCGGAAAAGCCCGTGCAACAAATTGACCGGCTCTATAACTTGGCCATCACGGGTCAGCCAGGGGACGCAGCGGCAAGCTGGAAATACGCCGCAGTTCCGCTCGATTGGTGGCGCGACTATCGCGACATCATCGAGCACTTGAACATGGCTGGTGAACCGTGGCAGGAGGCGGAATGCCAGCGGCTCATTGAGAAGCACGGCGCGGAGACATTCGCAGACCTTGATCTATTCGGCGTCGTCAAGGAAGCGGTAGCGGCCTAAAAGCCCCTGACAATGCAAGCCGGTAGACTGCGACATCGCATCACCATCAGCCGCGTGACGAAAACTCAGAATGCATCCGGAGAGGACGTCACGACGCTGGCGGAACTCGGATCATTCGCGGCTGAAGTGCTTCCGCTCGTGGGCAAAGAGGCGGAGGCGCATAGGCAACTGTGGTCAGAGGCGGGGCATGTCGTCACAATGAGGTATCAACCATCCATCGTGTTACGGCGAGAGGATCGCATCACTTGGGGAACGCGAAGCCTCGACATCGCAGACATCCAACAGAGCGATGGAAAGCTGCGCGACCTTCGGTTGATCTGTCGGGAAATAACTCAGTAGTCACGCTCACATGGCAACACGCCCGCGCCGTCGCAGCGTGCGCACTTCCACATCCAGAGCGTTGCGCATCGAAGGACTCGACGAGTTCAATGATGCGTTGGACGGACTCGTCAATGCTGTGACGGCTGAGGAGATGAAGAAGGTTTACACCGAAGCCGCCCATATTGGCAAGCGCGCGATTATCGAGATGCATGACCGCACACTGACGCCCAAGACAGGCAATTATCGCGCGGCGATCTTCGCGGGTCGAGGCGATCAAGCCAAACCCTCCGCACTCTTCGGAGTCAGTCCGAAGATCGCACCGCATAGTCATCTGGTGGAATTTGGCCATGGCGGGCCTGCACCGGCGCCGCCTCATCCCGTCGTTCGTCCGGCCGTCGCACAGAGTGCGCGGAGTATCACTCAGCACGTCGTCAATGGACTAGAGGATATCATCAAGCGCTACTCCTAGCGCTTACTCAACGTGACAGTCGAGGAAAAAGTCTACGCGCTCTGGAGCGCGGATGCGACAGCTACGGCACTCGTGCCGGCTGCGCGGTTCAAACCAGGCGGCATTCATCAAAACGTAACCGTGCCCTATGTCTTGCATTGGCCGGTGTTCAACGACCGGCCGCGGACACACTCGGAGGGCGCGATAGCGGCCTTTGAGAAGGGCATGAGACAATTCTCAATTTTCGCAGGTTCGATGTCAGCAGCCGAGGACATCCGGCGCAAGCTCATCGAAGTCATCGACGGCAATAAGGCGGGGTTCAACTTCCACTTTTCAGCGAGTCGCTTCGTGGATGAATCGCCGACGGACGGGGTCGTCCATATCGCAGCGGATTTTCTCGTTACGGCACCGCCGTCGTGACGTGGAAGAGAGTCAGATAACAAAGGAGACAGTCAATGCCTACAGGTGGTCAAATCGGTTCAGGCGTACAAATCGCCTACTCGCTTGCCAGCCCGCATGCGTGGGTTGAGGTTCCAGAACTATTCGATGTTTCGCAGTTGCCCAACCGCATCCGCGACCGCATCGAATCAACCATTCACGGAGTCACTGGTGATCGCACCTACATCACCGGCCTTTCGGACGTTGAAGATCTCGTGTTCACCGTGCGTGTCAACCTGGATGCCGGAAGCATCCACAGCAACCTTCGCACCTTCCAGCTTAACAAGACGGTCCTCTGGTGGCGGGTTGAGGTGCCCGTCTCGTCCACGCTGTCCACCACGCTGTTTATCGGCTACACCTTCCAGGGTGAGATTGCATCCGCGCCGGTGTCC